TATCTTCTGTATTCCCCGCAACTTAAAACAAAGACCTTGCAGACGTCTACTCCGTACTTCTTGTCTCCGTCATCCGCCTCAAGATTTACCGTGTGATCCAGCAAGTTCTCTTTTCCCAGCACCGGAAGGAGTTCCTCTTCCAGCTTCTTTTTTAGGGAGCTTTCCTCCCAGTTATCGCGCCTGTTTTCATCGAACGGGTACTCTTTTCCGTTCCATGTGCTGGTCATCACGGCCAGCACGCCTCCTTTTTCGATCGGGTCTGGATTTAATACCACCCACTCAAAACCTTTGAAGTTGAATTTATCTCCTGCTTTTAATTCTTTCATCTTCATTTCCTCCTTATCTTTTAAACCATCTTGCGATTTCGTTTCTGTTTGTTGTCCTCTATGTGGACATATTACTATTCTTTGAATACTTTGTCAATACCTTTTGTTTTCTTTGTGGACTTTTTTATTGATTTTTTTCTTTTTTGGTGGTACTCTGTATTCAGGAGGTGAAATATGTGACACGAGGTGAACGCGTGAGAGAGGCGCGCAAATCTCTCGACCTTACGCTGGAAAAATTCGGAGAGCGTCTCGGTGTTGGCAAAACTGCTGTTTCTAACATCGAATGCGGGAACCGTTCTCTTACAGATCAAATGTGCAAATCCATCTGCCGGGAGTTCAATATTTCGGAGGATTGGCTCCGGGACGGAACCGGCGATATGTTCGTGGATCTGTCCAGAGATCTCCAGCTGGCAAGATTCTTCGGAGAGGTGCAGATTGACGAGGGCTTCAAGAAGCGATTTATTTCTGCCCTTTCCACCATGACCGTGGATGAATGGGCTTTTCTGGAGCGTAAGATGAGAGAAATTTTCGAAGAGGGTGTGTAAACATCCTCTTTTCTCTTGAATAGAAATGGTTTTCGTAGTACATTGGTCTTGTGTTAAAAATTTTATTAATATGAGGTGGGTGTATTATGTGGAAATCAAAATTTGCAGTTTGTATGTTATGCATCGCGCTTGTCGCCAGTGGTCTCAGTTATAATCTTGGCCGTGATCGTGGGTACTATGAAGGATACGGAAAGGCTTCTTCTGAATACCAGCTAAAGCAGGAATTCAATGATACACAGCCTTCCGATTCTCCCGTCTCCCAGGAATCTTCCGCTGAAACTCCTTCATCATCTTCATCTGACGCAGATTCTCTTTCCCCGGAAGATAGTCCTTCTGCATTTTCCAGCTACTCCCGTTACATCGAAGGGCAAAATACACTTCGGATTGATTACCTTTATACGCAAGCCAATGTTCACCTTCGCAGTCTCCCGAGCACCGATGGAATTTCTTTGGATTTGATCCCCTCCGGCACATTAGTTGGTGTCAGTGGGTATGTCAATTCCTGGGGAAAGGTAAAATATAACGGGCATTCCGGGTATGTTCTTGGGACTTACCTTGGCGAAGAAAAGCCCGCCGATCCCAACCGAAAAACATACGAGGAATTAAAACGAGAAATACACGAAAACGGTGTCGAGATCATCGACAACGACGATGACTATTACGATGATGACGCCAGTGAAACATGGGTTTGGATTTCTGCTACTGGAAGTAAATACCACAGTCGGCCAGATTGCGGAAACATGAACCCGGATCGCGCATACGAAGAAACGCTTTCCGATGCCATAGATGAGGGTTATAGCCGTTGCAGTAACTGTTGGTAACGCTAAGGGGATCGGCTTTCCGATCCCCTTTTCTTATCCCTTTTTCAGCATTGCTTTTATATACTCACATATAATGATTAACTCCCCAAATGTTGCCTGCTGCAGCATTTCCATAATCTCTTCTTTCTTTTCTTCCATATCCTATCTCCTTTTCTGACTACAGTATCACCTCGATCCGGTTCGCCGCAATCTCGTAGGCAGTGTATGCCTCCTTGTATGTTCTGGACTGCATCCGGCCCCACAGCTGCACCTTTGCCCCCACCGGAAGTCCGCCGGTTCTCCTGGCATTCATCCCAAAGCAGATGCACGGCACGTAGGCGCTTGTCCCGCCGCCATTGCTGGCAATCATCAGGTCTGTGATCTCTCTTCCTGCCGGGGTCTTTCGGAATATGGCGTCCTTGCAAAGCGTCCCTTCCAGGTATACTTCATTCACCGGCGCGGCGCCGGTTGGCCTAATCTGCTCTGCCTGTATGTAGATCAGCTTCCGCCCCTGCTGCATCCTGGTTCTTACTCTTCCCCAGATCTCCACCATGCTGCCGTCTTCCATTTTTTCCGCCACAAAGAGCGGTAAAACATCTTTCGTTCCGCTTTTTCTCTCTGTCTCCACCTTCGTCGAATATGGTTGCTTTCTGTCATTTTGTGCGTTTTCTGCAAATTTTCCGTTAATTTTTCCGATAATATGGACATAATTTGCATTTACTATTGATTTTTCAGTTTTTTCGTTGTACTCTTTCATTATAAATCACTCCCTTGTGCATCCAATTATGCACAAAGTTGTTGATTTTGTAATTAGTTACTCTTTATTTTTTATCACCAAAATTTTTTGATTATTTTGTCCTTCAATTTACTCAAAATTTTGTCTTGGCAAAGGGGCGATTCTATGAAAGACGTATTGGAATATACGCAACTCACGGCCAGGGCTCTTCTTACGACCCGAGACCTGGCAGGGCACACGCAACAGTACATGGCAAGAAAGTTGTCAAAAAGTGTCGGGACTATTCAGAATTGGGAAAACGAAATTGGTGCTCCCAGTCTTCCACTTATTCTAAAATGGTTCGAACTATGCGGCGTTGATCCAGAAAAATACCTGATGTTTATCTATGATCCTGGAAAATATCATCTGCTCTATGAGGCAAAATCCGATGAGGATATCGACGCCGCCCTGCGGATGTATCTGGATACAGAAATTCCGAAGCATAAAAAGATGCTGCACTACATCATCTTCGGTGACCATATCTCTCACTGGATCCCGAAGCTGCACCTTTTCACTGCGCACAGCCACATCCCGCTTCTTGACCGCGTGTCTGCCGCCGGTATTGTTATGGATATCTACCGGATGCGCCGTGCCAGAGATGAGCTTACCGGCCCCGATGACCCTCTGCCTGATGAGGATATTGTCCAAAAAGCAGTTGATTCTGGAAGAGAATCCGTGTATGTTAAAAAAGAGAATTATTAAACTTAGGGGGGGAATTAAATATGTATCGAGAACTTTCTTATCGTTCTGATGAGATCATCGAGTACCTGCGAAAATCCAGGGCCGATGATCCCAGTCTATCCGTCGAAGATGTGCTGCAAAAGCACGAATCCATTTTATCTGATTGGGCCGAAAGGCATGACTGCTGTATCCCAGCAGAAAACAAATATCGAGAGGTCGTGTCCGGGGAGACAATTGACGACCGCCCGGAATTTCTTTCCGTGCTGCGGCGGATCGAATCGCCTGCCATTAAGGCTATCTTGTGTGTCGAGGTGCAGCGTCTCTCCCGCGGCGACCTAGAGGATGCCGGGCGGCTCATCAAGATCCTTCGCTACACCCGCACGAATGTCATCACACCCAGCAAAACTTATGATCTGTCCGACGAATACGATCGGGATATCTTTGAACGTGAGCTGAAAAGAGGAAATGAATATCTGGAATATCAGAAAAAGATCATGAACCGCGGCCGCCTGCAAGCCGTCCGGCAGGGCGATTACATCGGTTCCGTTTCCCCTTACGGGTATGACAAGACCTTTGTCCTGGAAGGAAAGAAGAAGCATTACACGCTTTGCATCAATCCCGCCGAAGCTTCTGTTGTCCGACAGATCTTCCGAATGCGGGCCGTCGAAGATCTTGGCCCCTCCCGTATTGCCAAGCAGCTGAACCTCCAAGGTACTCATCCTCGAAACAATGATTCGTGGACATATAACTGCGTGAAGAGCATCCTGCAGAACCCCGTCTATACCGGAAAAGTTTTCTGGAACCGTCGGAAGGTTGTCCGCTCCGTTCATAGCGGCTCCGTGGAATCCAGCCGCCCATGGAGCAGCGAATATGAGCTGCACGACGGCAGGCACCCGGCAATCATTGATTCGGAGCTGTTTGGCGCTGCCCAGAAAATCTCCGGGAAGGTCACCCGCGCCAAGGATAAGGTTAAGGTTCGTAATCCTTTTGCCGGTCTTTTCGTCTGCCGGTGTGGCCACGCCATGAGCTATCACACATACCCCAAGACTGGCCCCCGTATCCTCTGTGATATGCAGCGTGTCTGCCATACCGGTTCCTGTACTTTCGAGGAGGCGGAAGAAATCGTTGTCCGCATTTTGAAGCAGGCCATTCACGATTTTGACGTGCAGCTCAAAGATTCTGCTGCCGCCATGGCCTCCCGGGAAGAAACACTCTCCTCGCTTCGCTTGCGGCTGTCCGCCCTGGATAAGAAAGAAATCTCTCTGTGGGATAAGTACGCCGAGGAGCAAATGCCAAAAAACGTATTCGATGAACTGAACCGGCGTGTGGCCGAAGATAAGGCCGCTGTGCAGGCTTCTATCGATTCCATTCTCTCCGAAGTTCCCACCCGGGAGGCCATTGAGGAAAAACGCGGCCGGTTCTCCGCTGCTCTCGCCGCCCTGGATGATTCAGACATTACCGCAGAGGCCAAGAACCGTATGTTAAAATCCTGTATCGAGAAGATTTCCTATTACCGGGAGCCCCCGGTCAGAAAGGCCGGTGCCCCGAACCGTGGCTGGATTGTCGGGGATATTTCTGTTGACGCAAATTTGTGTATATAATTCTATCATCGTTGTACCGACGAATACGTTCCACGATGATGACTATAATAAAAGAGGCGGTTTCCCGCCTCTTTTACATCTCATGCACCATCTGTTCCGTCTCGGCGTATCTTCTCTTTACGTCTTCCGGTACTTCCCAGCCATGATTTTCATAAATCCGCCAGAGCCTCTTCGCATGTTTCAGCTCTTCCCTGGCTGTTTCTCTTAACATGGCGGCGCACTCATGTCTTCCTTCTGCCCTTTCCACTTTTGACATCCGGATGTATTTGTCCACATCATCCATTTCGTCTTCCAGGCTTTCCAATACTTTAATCTTATAATCTTCCATCACAGTTCTCCTTTGATATATTTTTTCATCAGATCTGCATCTTCCGGTGTAAATGTAAAACTCCCTGATCCTTTAAACGGCAAGTCCACTTTTAAGTTTCCGTATTTTTCAAGTGATGCTTTCAGTCCGTCCAGAACTGCCTCTGCGTCCACTTCTTTGTTGTCATTTACCGCACCAAGCATTTTTACATATGCATTGTCTCTCAAATTGCGAAATACATATTGTTTGTTTTTTACCGCCACAAACAGTGCGGTTGATGCGATGATCTGTTCTTTTAATGGCATTTTTGTTAAGATTTCCTGATCTGCGTATCTGACCAGTCCGTCTACGATCTGCTCTTCGGAGTACATATTTTCCTTTCTCCGGTCAGCGGGGCTATTGCCCCGCATTCATTAGCCGGTTGTGGTGGTCGATGTCGGCGCCGTCCAGGAATTATACCGGGACATAGGCTCCGGGCATACGCTGGTTGCCGGGATGACCACTTTTGTCAGATTGTTGAGAACGTTCTGGATGCACGCAATGCTGTTGTTGTTCGCAGCAATCGCAGAGGACATCTGCGCGTTTGCCACGGACTGATTTGCATTCCATGCCTGCTGCTCTCTCTGATCCTGATTGATGCGAGTGATAAGCCGCTCGTATACGTCAGCGATCTTTACTTCTGTGTTCTGTTCGGATTTCAGCAATGCGATCTCCGCATCCTTTGCAGCGATCACGCTCTGCTGCTCCATCTCAAACTTTGTGATCGGCTGATTGCATGTACCATCCATGCCATTCATAAACCTGCCGCCCGCTCCCAGTGTCAGCAAACCTCCGAGAGCTGTACCGATGATGCCCGTTGCCAGGGCACCGTTTGCTTTTGCGTTCGATGCATATTCGTATCCCATAAGCACCCTCCTTTCATATTTCTATCATACTTTATTTTGGATTGTGCTTTTGTCCGTGTTCTGTTCGTATTTGTAACCTATCACCGCCAGCCGGAGAAGTTCTTCCATATGTCTTGATACAACAATACCCAAGAGGTATTCATATCTCCTCTTGGGTATCATAGTGTCCTGGTAATGAAATGTGCTGTCCCCGTAGTGCTTTGACATGCTGTCGATGATCTTTTTGTGATCCGCTCCAAATCCCAGGTCATTCCTCATATGGTTTTTAAAGTTTTCCGGTAGCGGATGCATGTAAATTTCATTTACAAATGCTTTCACCGCTTATCTCCTTTATTTTCCTAATGCTTTCCATGTCTTTTCTCCGACAATCCCGTCAGCTACAAGTCCCTTTCTGTTCTGGTATTCGATCACCGCTTTCCTTGTTGCTTTCCCGAAGATTCCGTCTGCCGCTCCGCACGGGAAGCCTTCCTCTGTCAGTAGTTTCTGAAGTTCCTTGACATCATCCCCTCTGCTTCCGTTTTTCAGAGTTCTGTTTCCCCCAGACAGGAATAATTCTCTTTCCGCCTGTCTTCGCCTTGTCAGACCTGCCAAAACTCTTCCTCCGGCCTTGTTGTATTCCAGGATCTTTCTTGCCACCTGGTCTTTATTTCTTCCTGATACCAGCTTTTTCAGGTTTCCAGCTCCGCAGTTAAAAGCAAACGAAACAAGCGCATCGAACTGATTCTGGTTCATTTCAAAAGGTGTATACCTTGTTACATTCCTTTCAAATTTTGTCAGGTCTGCTTTCAGCAGTTCTTCTGCAAATCCTTGGGATATTACCTGTCCTTCTTTTACATCGCCGGTGTGGCCGTATCCGATCGTGAGTACCCCTACGCTGTCTCTGTACGCCTGTAACCTGCATCCTTCAAAGCTTTTGATTAATGCGATCCCTTTACTGCTCGTTTTCATCCGGCACCTCCGGAATTCCCGCAATGCTTGTCAGTACTGACACAATGCCTGTCAGAACTGCTGCGCTTACCGCCATCCCCCAGCTGACATCCTCCATGACGGATGCTGCTCCGATTGTAACCACTGCCGTCTGTGCCATGGTCTTCACAGCTCTTACTGCTGCCGCTTTTACCCATTTTTTCGTATCTACAGATACTTTAAATACGCAATTTTTAAACATCTTATACCTCCTCTGCGAAAGTCCAGTCTTCCGCCAGCATGTCTGCCTGACTTGCGAGCCATCCCATCTGTACTCCTGATGTTCCCACAAATGCGATCGCCCTGTTCCCAATGTCCTTATGTTCGCAGTTTGCAATCTCTCCTTCCGGTGTTTTGTAGGAAATTCCTTTCGCAAGCTGGATGTACTGGTTTTTCCCGTTCCATCCCTTTCTTTTTACTTTTACGCCTCGCTTTAAATATGTAATTGCATTTTCGAACCCGAAATAATAGTTATCTCTTCTTTCTCTCGGTTCCCAGCTTCCATCGAGTACATCGTCAATGAAGTTTTTAAGAGCATACCCTTTTACTTCTTCCCCTTCTCCAAGATGACCATCCCACATGATCTTTTCGTTTTCCCTGTCGTACCAATACGTGCGTACCTTTCCGTTTTTACAAGTTACCTTTTCTCCCCTGCAAAACATTTCCCATCTTACTGCGCTAAAATCCATCTTTTTTCTCCTTTCTACATTCCAATCTGTTTTGTGATATATCCGAACACTGCGCCGATCAGCAGCGTTACGACATATCCTACTACCTTTCGCCACATTTCCCCGTCTTTTGCTTCCAGCGCTTCCAGCCGGTCATTGGCTCTTTGCTGCTCTGTCATCATGTTCTTCATGTTTACTGCCAGGTCTCGCACGGACAACGCCAGATCTTGAGTTGTCTTGTTGTTTTCCTCCTGCTCGTCCATTCGATGTTTTAATGATCCAATCTCTTCTTTGTGTTTCGCAAGAGAAACAGCAATCTCTTCGTTTGTCACATCTGCGTCCTCCTTTGTGATCCCTTTCCATCATTCTATCAGATGTTTTTTTTCTTTTCTCCCTCTTAAGTGCAGAAAATGAGCGGATTTCTCCGCCCATTTTCTTTATTCCAGCCATCCTTTAATTGTTTGTGTGTCTACTCCGAAGTCTCTTAGCAAATCGGAATACTTTTTCGTGAGCCTGTCGTTTCCTCTGCTGTTCAGATATGCTGTTTTTAATCTGGACTTCATGGAGGTTTTTATTGCGGAATCTTCTTTTCCGTATTTTTTCAACCCTTGTTCTATTTCCTTATACTTTTTGCCGTTTTTCCCTTCTGTGGATACCAGAGCATTGAACAGTGCATCGTAGCTATACTCCGTTCCCCCTGTTGCCTTTGCCTTGGCATTCTGTTCTTTTAAAAGGTTTTTCTGGAAGTCCTCCTCTTTTTCCCCAGCTTCTTTCAGCTGCTTTTTATATGTGTTCTGCGCCTCTGTATCATTGTTTTGGGTTGCCATGTAAAGCAAGGTGTATAGTTCTGCTGTGTTATCTTCCTTCTGTAGGTCTTCCGGCGTTACTTCCGACACTTCGTATTCCTCTTCCTCTTTTTCCTCGTCTTCAATCTGATCCAGCGCGGTGTTAATGTCTATGCCCTTGCTCTTCAATTCTTCCGATGCGGATTTGAATGTTTCCATGTCGTTGTTTTTGTATGCCTCTGTTATTTCCTTCTGCAAGCCTTCATCTGCTTCCAGCAGTCCCTCATCCCTTTTCTTCTTCCATTTCTTATACGCATTGTCAAGCCTTTCTTTGGTGTTCCCGGCTTTTTGCAGATCGTTATAGATGGCTGCTGCTGTTTTGTAATCCCCCTCTTCCCTTGCTCTTCCGTAAAGTCCGATGAACATATTTGTGTTTTTCGGATTTCCTGCTCTGTAAAATGTTTTTTTGATCTCATACTCGGCTTTCGCAGTTTCGTTCCCTGTGATCTTGCGATAGTTCCATGCAATCAAGTCCGCCAGGCTTTCAAACTCTCTGAGCGTGGAGTTTATTGGCATTCCCGACAACTCACTGATCGGTTTCATGGATTCTCTCACAAGCCCTGCTGCCGTATACTTTGATTCTCCCTGGAAGTATTTGATCCATTTCTGTAATCCCTGCACCGAATCCGTGATACCTGTCATTTCCGTTCTTTCAGATGTATATCCCTTCCATATCGAAGGTATCTCCTTTAAGTACGGAATGTATGTAAGTGGATTCATGTTGTCTTTGAAATTATCTTTCCATGTTTCTACATCCACCCATGCTGTTTCATCGTCATCATCTCTCCATACATCCGCCAGCGTCTGCGCCAGTGCGTTCACTGCATTTTGTATTGTCAGAATCACTAGTAGCTTTGCCATGCTCTTTGCGACTTCCTTCTTTCCTCCCGGAGTGTTCATCAGCGTGTCATAGACCATGTTGTAGGTTTTTATAGGCTCCGACATAAAGGATGTTGCCATTTTTGTCGCATTATCCTTCTGGATCATTACACTTGACCTGTGCAGGATGGAATCGACAACCTGTGTTCTGTCGATGATTTCAGAGAATCTCTTTCCTGCTGCCTGATAGAATTCTTCCGATCCCGGTTTTAAGTCCGTTTTATCCTTCGTTTCATACAATACCGCATTCCAGATTTTCCCCCATGTGAAGTCATCGGCCATTCCTGCCGGTGCCATTGCTTTGTCTTTCAACGATTCCTTCCCAAGAATAACATCCTTCATCTGCCGGCCGGTGTCCATTTCGAAATATCCCCAGTCTTTCCACTGTGCTATCGGTGCGTACTTCTTCATCTGGTCTCCGTCCGCTTTTTTTGCCATTCCTTTCATCAGGTACTTTGCATCGATCACGGTTGCTGCTCTTACAATCGCCGTCGGCTGCTGCAGTACAACTCTTAAGTTCGCTCCGATTGCCGCAGACTTCATGTTCGATGTCAGGCTTGACCATATCTGTTTTGCCGTTTCTTTCTCGGCTACTCCGTTTATTCTCCGCACTAAGGTGTCCAGATATGCTCTTCCGTTTTGTCCCATCGTTCTTGTTATGGTCTGTTTTACAGATTTTTTGTACTTCGTTATCGTAGGATCTCCTCTGTAGTTGTACCACTTCTGCAGGTCTGTTAGCGGCACCACAAATGCATTGTAGCTTGCCATCTGGTCGGACTGCCTTGCATATACATCAAAAATATCCTGTAATATGATCGGGTTTCCTGCATGCGGCACGGTCGATTTTGTACTTCCCATGTTTTTCAAGGTCTGTACGTTTCCCTGCTGGTCTCCGCTTGCCGAATTCGTAAAGCTGTTATCCGAAACGATCGGGAAGTAGTTTCTTGCCATGAATTTCCTGTATCCGTACAACTGCATGGACACTTCGTTCCCCCAGGCGGATGTTGTTGAAGTAAAGAAATCCGTGATTCCATCAGCAATCCTTTTCTGCTCCGGCGTCAGTGTGTCTATGATGTTCAGCAGGTCTTTTTCGGTTACCCGTATCGGTTCGTAGTATCTTGTGACTTCTTTTTTAAGCTTCCCTGCTTTTGTTATGGTTTTTTCCGGCCTTATTCCTCCTTCCAGAATGTGCTCCTTTGCCTGGTCCCTCTGTAGCAATCTGTACAGGCTCATGACTTGTGCTGTTGTGAGTTTTAACTCTTTCCTTCCCTCGGTTTCGAATTCGTGCAGCTTCGCCTTGTCTCCCGACCACTCTGATATATCTGTTTCTCCCATCAGATTTTTGATGTAGTCGTGCGCAATTTTGATATTTCTCGTTTTTTTGTCCAGTCCGCTTCTCAATGCCCCGTATATATCCATTCCTGCTTTTCCCAGTGAATTGAAATACGTCCTTGAATCCAACATATCCAGCTTCATGAAGTTTCTTGCTGTATTTACGGTTCTGTATACACTTTCCTTTGCACTTTCTTTTTTCTCGTTTTCTTCCAGGAACTTCTCTCCTAGATCTGACACTCTCTTGTAGTTCTCTGTTGCAAGTAATGTGTTCGTGCTTTCGATGGATTTTTTCACAGCCATTATCAGCCGGTTCAGTTCCTTCATGTCCTGCACTGTCATATCTGCAAGCATTACTTCTTTGTTCTTTTCCGTCAGATCGTTCAGCATATTTACCAGATCCGGATCCAAATCTATAAATTGCCCCGTGTATTCCGACTTGTCCTGCGCTTTGATGATATTCTCATATGCCCTCGAGAGAGCCTGCCATTTAAGCGTTCTCTGCGTGGGATTTCCGTACACATTCACGTCCCTGCTGCTTAAATTGATGGAATTTAAGAATTCCGCCACCGGTCCCCTTAAACTCTCCGGTACGCTGTTGGTGTTCGTCGGATTCAAAAGCCATCTGCTCAATCTGTTTGCTGTCTGTTCGATGTTTTTCGAATAGGCTTTCTTCTCGAAATTCTCTTTTCTTCTCTGCGCAAAATTTCCTCTGTACTCTTCCCTGTACTTTTTGTAATCATCCCGCATTTTCTCCCTGTATTTCTGGTATTTCATCCGCTCTTTTTCTATCACATTCTTCCTGATCGAATCAATGGAGCCTTTTCCTGCTGCAATATCGAAATACGACTGATAGATTTCATGCGCCAGATCCGCTGCCGCTTCATCAAGATCCATTCCAAATGCATTTTCATACTTCGGCTTTATACTCTCCATTACTTCCGCTATGTGCATGAGCTGATCCGCAGGGTTGGTGTATATGGTTTCGTCAAACAGCTCCGGGTATCTTTCTGCCAGGGACTGGTAGTATGAATCAATGCTCTGTCCCTCTTTTCCCAGCTTTAACGTTCCGAAGTTCCTCTTTCTGAATTCTGCGTATCCTCCTTCCCGGTCAAAATCTCCCCTCATCTCTTCCGGTACTTCCAGTTTGATCTGCCTTACCTCTTTTGCCAGATCTTTGTACTGCTCTGCGTATCTCTCGTTTACATTTACCTTTGCGTGTTCCAGGATCCCCTTTGCCATGTCCGCCGTTGCTATTGCCACCTGCTCTGCGTCTATGTTTTTGGATCCTGATATATACTTCCATATGCCGGTCATATTTCTTGTAAATGTATCCAGATTATAATCTGAGTTGTAGCCTTTCAGGATTTTCTTTCCGACCTTCTTTATCGCATCCTGATCCGGTTCTATCCCCTTCGTGGCTTTTATCATCCCTCCCAATATGCTGTTCAATTCTTTCAGATCCTTGTTTTCCGCTTTCAGCGTATCGTAGTCCACTTCAGAGGCATCTTCCATCTGGTATCTGATGTCTTTTTTGTTGACTTTTTCCCCGGAATCGTTTATATTCATGGTGAGGGGTAATCCTTTTTCGTTTCGGACGTCCGCCTGGGGCATATTTTGTATCAGGCTACTGGCATCCCCTCTTTTTTTATACGCGCTTTGAATCCAAATCGTCTTTGCTTTTGCATCCGGAACCACTTCTATAACATTCCAAATATCTCCCGCTTCATTTTTCAGAAATAGAACCGTTTTTGCCGGTGTGTGGTCTGAGTTTTTGTATTTTTTTGAACCTATTCCTTCTCTTATCTCATCAAACCCCAATATCACAGCATTTGTCTTTCCGATATCGCTGTTGTTTTTCATGGTTTTGTCTGCCTCTCCGTTTTTTCCATGACGTTCTATCAAATGTGCCATATCGTCCGCAGACCATTTCTTTTTCCATCCCTTTGTATCTATTCCTATTACACTTTTAATTGCGTTTGCCTCGGAATCTGTTACCGTTCCGACGTCTATCTTTTTCCAATTCGGGATAGTTCCCTTCTTATTGATTATATCTTCGATTTCGTCGGCAAATTCTGTTATCTTTTTATCCTCTTTCAGTGAGAATTTCACATCATCCAAGCTATTGATAATGTTCTTTCTCTGGTTTTCGTCTCCCTTCTTATACTCAAGAATCGGCGCTGTTTCCGAAGCCTTTTCTATTCTTTTTCTTGTCTCTTCTGATGTGTTGTCTGGCAGTATCCAGTACGCCACCTCGTCGTATCCGACTACCCTTTGAGGCTTTGCCTCAAACATATTTACAGGCATCTTCTTTATCTCTTTAATCACGTCCGAAATCTCTTTTGCCTGTGCATCCGTGACCTTATGTCCATATTTTGTCAGTATCTTTTTCACGTTTGCTTCTGTTGGTTTTTTTGCCGCATCAAGAATCAGCTCTCCTACATGATCCATTTTGTTCATGTGTTCAAACAGATCATTCTCATCGCCCACAATCTCTGCCATTACGCCATGCAGTTTTCCTTCCAGCTTTTCAACTTTTTCGTTGTATTCTTCCGTATCAATCGTCTGCAATCTTCCTTCGTTTTTCTTGATATCGGCAATACTCTTGAATTCGTCTGTTGCTGCCGCTCTTACGGTTTTTATTCCCTGGAAACCAGCCGTATTCTTTTCGCTGTCATTTTGTGCAAGCATCGCCCTTACAATGTTCTCTGCATTGTATGGAAGATGAGTAGATTCAAAGCTCCTTCTGTTTCCTGATGGCGTAAACGGATCTTTCCCGTTCCACAGTCCAGACTTTTCCTCAATCCCATCAAAAATATCTCTTATCCATTTTTCATAGTCTGATTCATTGATTCTGTCGTCTATTTTCTTTTTTGTTTCTTTCCAATCTTCCTCCCTTTTTACCTCCACGCCGCCGTTCTCTTTGAATTTTTTTGCTTTTCTCACGCTATTTGCAATTTCAAGCCCGGTCGTTGCGTCTACTACAGATTTTGCAGTTTCTTCATCTATCCCCTGTTCTGTGTAGTATTCCAGCAACGCTTTTCTTATCTGCTCTCCGTGCTTCTGTACTATTTCTCGCCCTTTTCCTTTCGCTATATCATCAATTTCATCCCCAAAAACATCTATCAGTTTTTGTGATATTTCCTTATCTACCTCCTTCATCTCCGTCCGTGTCTCTTTGTATTCCACACCTACATTCTCGCCTTTATCCGTCAAATATGCCGCTTTCATGCTGTCATCATTTAGTGCCCTCTGAACAGTCCCCTCGTATCCCCCGTAACTATCCAGATTGTATTCCAGTCCATTTGCAAAAGATCTCACCCTTCCCTCAAATTCTCGGTTCATCTCATCTGCGATTCTGTTCAACTTCTCCTGGGCATTTCTGGCCGCTTTGTAATTCACTTCATATTCAATTCTCGGGAATGTTGGTGTCCACGCATCCGCAGAGTATACCTTGTTCTTTTTGTTTGCCGGATCAATGGTATCTTTCTTGAATACAGCTGTAATATCTCCGAAGTTGCTGTGGCCGATATCTGTTTTTGTTACCGCAATGGAAATCATCGGGAACCCTTCCAGTTTCAACTGTTTATTCAGCTTGTCTTCTGTGATATTGTGCACGGCAATTAAATCCTTTGTCTCCTCTACATCTTCCTTAAGGCTAAAGGATTTCTTGATTTCTCCGCCCGTAACAGTGTTTTCCTGCGCTTTTTTCCCGGCTTCTTTGGCGCTCTGCATGGCTTCCAGCCATATCTTTTCTGCTTTTTGCGCCGCTTCCAAATCTTCGTTGAGCATCTGCGCTTCTTTGCTTTTCGGTTCATATCCCGCGAGCATTTTCTTCAAGTTCGAAATAAATTCTTTGAAGAAGTCCAGCACTTTCTCTCCGATGGATCTGTTTTCCCTTACCATCTGCTGTACTGCCGATTCATCTGTCAGGAACATTTCGCTTGCATTTGCCACGATTTCATCCATTGCTTCCTCTCTGGAAATCTGGCGGCCCGCGTTCTCGTAATTTGACATTTGTCTTTCGATCAAACCGTCCAATGGCATATTTTCTTTTTGCATCAGATAGTTGATGACCTCTTTCTTGTACTCATCATAAATTGGTGAATACTGCTGCAGGTAGTGCGTCAGTTCGTGGTTTGCCACCACACTTATCGGGCTTGTTGCGTCCGCTGCAATGTGGATCGTTCCGTTGTTATCGTAGTACCCGTTTGCATACCGTCCATTTCCTGCTGAGATTGTCTCATCTACTACCACGTTCGCCCCTGACATTTTTGCATATGCTTTTAGTATTGTCTGGTTTTCCTTTGTCAGGCTTCTGAAAGCGTCATTTTCTAGTACCTGCGATCCTGCTGTCTTGGTCGCACGCGCCACTTTTAACTTTTCATACCTTTGTTCAAAATTAAGGTCCGTTTCTCCAGCCGCATACGCCGCTGCTTTTTGTTTTTCTGTAAGCATGTTTCCGTATACGCTGTTTACTTTCCCCATCGGGATTCCTACAGTTGCTGCATCGTAATACGCATTGAATCCTTTTTTGTACGCTATCAGGCTTTCTCCGTTGTACTCCATCACGAAATTTCTTGCTCCGGCATCTTTGTATCCTTCTGCCGTCTGGTAGAGTGCCTGCGTGACAGCATTGTCAAAGTTTAAGTTGCTTACCGGCTGTACGATTGTTGCATCCCCTGTGTTTACCCTTGCGTAAATCTTCCCGTTTTCTACCCGGTCTATTCCTTCGATATCTCCCTGTAGGCCTTTGTAATTTACCCCCTCTACGCTTCGCTGTGTGCCCGTTTCCGGCTCTTTTTCTCTTTGGCGTACATTTTCCTGTATCGTTGCCTTTTCTTTTACCTGCGCTTCAATCTGTGGTTCCTGCAAATCCTCTGCCGTCAATTCTACCGGCTTTGCTTCCTGTGCAATTTCCTCCCCGGTCTGTGCGTCTTCCGTCTCATTCTGTGCAATTTCCTGCGATGGCGTGTATTTTCCGTCCGAATCCTGCAAAATCTGGTTGAACAGTTCTGCTCTCTGCCTGTCAGAAAGCTTTCCTTTCCTTTCGTAGTATTCTGCCAGATCTGCAGAATTTGTTCCGGTCATAGCCTTTCCGTCTCTGATAAGCTGTGCATCACTAAAATCTTCGTAGCTGTTTAATTCTCTTCCCAGGTATCCTCCCTCGACATATCCGCTTCCATAGGCTCCTGCTGCCATGATTCCGCCAGACAGTGCCCCTCCCGCGAATGAAAGCGCCATATCTTTGATTCTATCTTTCATTGCCAGGTCTTCCGCCTGTCTTCTTGAAATGTGTTCCCCCGTCATTGCATTCGGTGTCATGTACCGTTCAACAGCCTGATTAAAATCGGAGTTTTCCTGCATGATCGCATCGTTTGCCACATTATTTACGATGTCCGAAACAACTTCTTCCAGACCTTCCGGGATTGCACCTTCTGCGATGATCTTGTGTACTGCCCTCTTTACAGAATTTACACCCTGGCTTGATAACTTAGAGAGATTGTCGATTCCCAGTCTTTCCGTTACCATTTCCGCCGCTCCTGCAATCAATCCCAGCTGCATAGCCTGATCGTTGGTCCCTCCATTCTCGATCACTTCTTTCACTGTCTGGGACATTGCTCCTGCTCCCATGATCGGAAGTGATGCATTCTTCGATATCGTTGCTGTGATCTGTGCCGCCCTCTCTGCAGATACCCCGGCAAGAGATGCTGCTTCTCCTGCAAATCCTCCCACTAATGCCCCTGCTGCCGCCTGTGCCCCAAAATCTGCCATAGACATTCCGGTCTGATACAGGAATCTCTTTAGCGCTTTTACATCTTCGCTCCCCTGGAAGTTTTCCATCACAGTGTTTCTGATGGTGCTTTGAGCATTTATCGGTCTGAACGGTTTTGAATTTATATCTACCGGCGCATTGTTTCCCGTCAGGACATTCTCTGCATTCTGGCGCATAGTCTCCAAGGCTCCGAGGCCCGTTGCAAATCCTGCTGCCACTGAGGAATCCGATGATAATACAGGGTGTTCCGTTGCGTACTGCTTCATTTTTTCTGTGTAAGCTTCGTTCTGTCTCTTTGTGATATCCCTCTTTATGGTATTTAAGTATTCTTTTGCTTTCTGTACTCCTTCTGTGGCCAGATAGTAATCAAATACATCCTTCTCTGTATCTGTCATGTCCTGGTACTGTTCGTATTCTGTCTGGTTCTTGAAAATATCAGGGTATGATTTGTCCTCGTTCTGGTATCCTGCCAGCATATCAGCATTGTATACTGTCTTTTTTTGTGCGATCTGGCTTCCTTTTTTTGCCGCTGTTTCAAATCCCTTTTCATCCAGAACCTTTTCCAGCTCTTTCCGCTTTTCTCCCATCTTCTGATCGTATTTGTCACGGTCGATTTGTCCCTGGGCATTTTCCAACATCTGATAAGCATCTGTCTGCGATACTTTTTTTCCTGTCGCATTTGAGAAGCTTTTGGAAAGGTCGGAAAGCGTCTTTGAATCCCCGGTGATCTGTTCTGTCATGATGGTTCTTTTTAATTTTTCAAGCGCTTGTCTTCTGGTGCTTGCATCCATCTGGGAATCATCTGTCAGAAGCCTTTTGTAATACTGTGTGTCTTTTTCAAGTGCATTCTTTTCGGCTGTGCTTTTTTTCATTCGATCCAAAGCTACAGCTCTTTCCAGTCTCTCCGAACCGATCCTGTCTCCCTTGACGCCCATTGACCTTTGTACTCTTTCGTCCAACGCCTGTCCTACACTGCTTATTCTCTTTACTTCTTCCGCATTATCCGTTCCTACGATCCTCTTGTATTTATTCAGTGCTTCCTGCCTTATTCTTCTTTCCTCTGCTGACTTTCTCAGGGCATCCAGCCTACTTGTGTTGCTTCCTATAGGTTTTCCTTTGATGGTTTCCAGTTTTCTTCTTGCCACTTTCATCGGGTCTTCATCTTCTGAATACGAAGTACGGGAAGGGTATTCTTCCTCTTCCTCTTCCCGCTTTCTCCTTATATCCATCAGTTTTTCCCTTGCTTTTATCTGTGCCTGCGATGCCATATGTTACCTCCTATTATTTTTTGGTTTTTGCGTACCCCGGTGTGTATCCCCCTATGATTTCGTTGTACAATCTTGTGTACATCGAATCGGTTACCTGTCCGTTGTCGTGCAGCTTATTCACATAACTCAGCTGGGCTGATGTTCCTGTCCCTTTCTTTTTTGCCCCTGAAATTGCCTCGTTGTATGTCACTGGGTCCTTTTTCTTTGATGAACTGCCGGATGATCCACTTCCTGATGCCGCAAGCTTTTTCAATGCCAGTTGATATTCTCTGTCCGCCTGTGCTACTTCAAAAGCATAGTTCCTGTCTGTGTTGTACTGGCTGAGATCTGACTGGTACTTGTCCCAATCCTCCCCGTACAACTGCTGATACAGCGCTCTTGCCGCTTCCAGGTCATTGTAATAATCGCTTATCGTATCCCGGTACTGCCCGTATTCGTTGTCGTACTGTGTATTTACCTTGTCTGTTAGGTAATTTCTGTCTGTGTACCAGTCGTTTACTGTATCTCGGTATCTTCCGTAATCTGTGTCATCCGCCGTTCGAAGTGCTGACATTTTGTTGTTTAGATTGTTCATTTCGCTGTTGTACTGCTGTAAGGCCATGTTGTAGTAGTCCGTTGCCCGGTCTGCCCACTGCTGCATGTAGTCGTCATACGCCTGCTGCCCCGCTGTTGTCGCATAGGAAGAGCCATACCCTCCCGTCATTGCTGCTGCACTTCCCATGGTATCCCTCATGGCTTTGTTTCCTTTTACCCTGTATTGGTCTGCCATGGACTGGTAGAGTTGGTCTTTGTTCGGATCCCAGTTAAAGTCCCCTTTGCCTAAGATCTGCCCCAGAATATCATCTATCTGCGTTTTGTATGCGCTCTGATAATCTCCCGGTTTCTTTGTTTCAAAGTCCTCTAACTGCTTCCTTAAATCTCCCAGCGTCTGGGATTCCTGGTATGCATTCGGTTTGTTGTTCTGTGCTGTCTGATATTTCTCATAAGCTTCATTCGTTCGGCCTGACGGCGCGTATGCCGGTTTTCCTCCTGATGATGAGGAAGAATATGATGCACTACTCGATGATGTGCTTGCCGCTCCGCTGCCCCCTGGAATTGTCAGTGTCGCCCCTGCGCTTATTTTGTTCGGGTTGCTGATTCCGTTGGCGGAGGCAATATCTCCCACCGATACGCCGTACTGCTTCGCAATTCCTGAAAGTGTATCTCCTTTCTTGATCTGATATGTTGCCATGCTGTCCCTCCTTAATTTTGCTCCAAACCGTCATAATAAATAGTTCCGTGTACGACCACATTCCCCCATACTTCAACATCCGGATATTCTGCTGCGTTTGGATCTTTTGTTATCGTTATATTGCCGTGTATTTCCGGTATTATTTGCACCCCCGTTGTGTTTTTGTATCCCACAAGCAGCGTTCCTCCTGCGGCGTTCGATGCCACATTTCCGTTTCCGTAGTCCTGGATCAGCATGCTGTCTCCGTACCTTGTTGCCAGCCCTGACCCGGAACCTACAAATATACCACCTCTGAAATCTCCGTATCCTTTCGTATATGCATTTTTCCCGTACAAGGCATCTATTGTTCCGTCGTCCTTCGAAAAGGCAAATCCGTCCGTGCTCATGCTTGCTGCAATGTCGTCGAAATGTACCGCAATGTCTCCCGGTTTAATGCCTGTCATTAACGTGTGCACTCCGTCTTTGTAATTCAGCCCCAGAACATCATACAGTTTTGTGTTTGTGTTGATGTTCAGGCGGAAGTTTTCTCCCGCCGTCAGTTCTCCGTCCAGATTTATTTTCTGTGCTTTTATTAATACCTGTTCTGCCGACTGGTTTATGGCGGATATGATCCCGTCCTTTGACACCTTGGATGCTATCCCCTCTGCGGTCACTTCCAGGGCTGCACTTAGTTTCCCTTCTGCTGCCGATGCCCGCTCCGCTTCCAGCCTTATCTTTTCTTCCGTCTGCTCGATGAGTGTTCTGTATTCCGTCCCATCTTTTCCCAGCTTCTTTACTTCTGATTTCAGCCCGTTGTATGAGGCAAGCGCTGCTTTGTCAAAATTCTCTTCCGGATCCAGGTTGTACATTGCAAACCTTATGTTTCTGTCAATCAGCTGTAGCTGCTGCATTATCATGCTTATCTTTTTTTCGTTCAGCAGGTCATCTGATTTTATATCCGGTATGTCAATGCCGCCCCATGTTGACACATACATCACTTCCCATCTCAAATTGCTTGTCTATTCCGTAAATCCAGCTTTTTCCTCGCCCTGATAGCTTTATCCTCAATCTGTCGCACCTGCGCGGCATAACTGGGATGTCATAGGCTCTGTGTTTCCTGGCCGTGATCGTCGTTACCCTGGTCCAGGTTTTTTCATTGTCGTATTGTACCCAGGCTTCCAGTGTTGCCCTTTCTTCCAGCGTCGCTCTAATGTTGATCTTGCATAGGTATTTTCTGTTGTACGCCATCATGATCTCTCCCGAGATCGCTTCCCACTGGATGTTCTCGTCATCCTCTCCTGTGATGGTTTTCAAATACCCTTCTGCGTCTATGTAGTACAGGTTGTTTCCCAGCGTTGCCATGAAGAGTACCTGCGTCTCATCTTCCTTTGTCCACATCCCCTTACTTTCATCGTAGCAGAACAGGTAATATTTTTCTCCCTGTTTCATGGAGCAGTAATATTTGTTTCCCAGATAGCCTGCCACAGCATCTTTGTACTGTACTGTTCCCATGTCTGAAGCTATGGATGTTGCCGACGTTCCCTGGTACGCTACGATCCCGGTTCTTGCCTTGTAATATAGCGTCTCGTTTACAATTACCGGCGAAAGCTCTGATCCTTTCTCTATTCCTCTTCCCTTGGATCCCTGCACCTGATAGTTTGCCGGTTTGTTTCCCATGACCGTGTGAATCGTGTCCTCCTTGAAGAACAGGACGTATCCCATGTACGTTGCTGCTCCCGTGAAGTCCCCGTCTGAGCCAATCGTTACCGCATAGGAATCCGTTGACAGGTTTTCAAAAGCGTTCCAGTTTGTCGGGTCCCCGATCTTGCATGCGTATAATTCGTGATTCTTCGAAGAGCATCCCCATAACCGGTTTTCTGATTCCGTGAAAAATTCCATGTCCGGCACTTTTCTTTCCAAAGTGATTGTCATCTGCTCTTCTATCGTCTTTTCCACGGATCCGATCACTAATACAGAATCGTCTGTTACTTCCCATAACACCTTTGTTGCGTTCAAATCTTCCTGTGAGATTCCAGATATGGATACACCGTCATACTGCTTGAACCCTTTTCCTATCCCCGTTGCAGTGATCCTTACATACGATGTGTAGTCCGTTGTTGTCTGCTGGGAATCCGAAATATTGGCCTTTTCAATCTTTACCGTCCCTGTAAATTCCGTTTTGTTCTCCAGTTTTGTGATTGTTCCATCGAACGTGTTGTACATGATCTTGTCCGGCCACACCAGGATATAGGCCCCCATAGATGCGAACTGCTTTTTGCTGTCCGTCACCTGTGCGATCAGCTCATCTCCGTAATAAAGATTTGTCCCATCTACATATACGATCTTGTTTTTCGAGAACAATCCATTTGGTTTATTTAGTTTTTTTATTGTTCCGCGCGGCTGGCGCTGTGTCAGTACCGGATATTCATCCAGTGTCAGGTTTCTCATGTCATAAAACTGGTTGTCGTCAATTACCAGGTTGTGGTTATATCCTCTGAAATCAGATACTGACTGCACCGTCCTTGAAGATGCCGTAAGGCTTGGCAGTGTCTCCATATATCCTCCTTAATGCAAAAATACCGGCGGGCGCTTTGTCTGCTTCGGCATGTGTTCCCTCCGGTATTTTGCCGCAAAGCTACTGTATGATGCATTGTACATGCTCATGTTATTGTTGTAGGAATCCAGTTCCTTGTTCCAATAGTCGATTTTTGCTGCAAGATAGTAAATATAGATCTCCGAATAAGGATCCGGTATCATCAACTCTTTTTCTTCGTCGTCTTCGTAGGAATATTTCACCAGTGGAAAGTTGTTTCCTTCCGCCCGGTTAAATACGCTCTCGATTGCATAGTTTTCCAGTTCCGACAGCCATTCTGACATGTTTTCTTCGCTGTATACGTTTGCTTTCAGTTGATTTGTCTTTTCTATTGCGTCCTTAACTTTCATCGTATTCCTTCTTTTCGCTTTCCTCTATTTTTTTCTCTGCCGAAATATTGTCTGTCTTTGCATTGCGCTTATAAGTTACTGATATCCCCGCCTTATCTTCCGCCTCCACAATCGTAGTGCCTCGGTAAGTTCGCAAGGACTTGTAGGCCGCGATCTCAGCGGCAGTGAGAGGGGTTTCGATTGGGGTAGCAAGACAATAAAAGATAAAAGATTTCGCATTCGTTAGTAACTGTTTAAAGGTTTCAAGCGATGAATACTCGGAACTTGGTGGGAAACTAATAGTGATTTCATTATTGTTGGCGTATATCTTGGGGAGGTTCTTACTGTCGTCATTCCAGATAAGATTCTTATAAGGTAGTATATTGCAAATAGCCGGAAAAGAGCTTTTAGCAGAATCTCCACCATATATACGCGTTTGAAAATTGTTGTTTCCGCTATCTAATTTTCGATACGTCCACTTGTCATCAGCGCTTAACTCTTTCACTTTTACCCTCTGCACATACACTCCCCGTCCGAGATCTACCTCATCGCAAATCCACTGCTGGCCATTCTCATCGGTATAGTTGCCACCGGAAGCGACTGGGATACCGGGCAGGCCATTTGGTGTGGATAGGGTAAGTGTCTGTGGGGTGTGGTATGGTTCGTAATCTTCGGCTTGATTCTCATCCACAATCATAAGCGTAAAAGTTTCCGAATACGTTCCTGGTCTCACATGGATAAATGCTCCGTTCGTATCAAAACTCAAATGTTTTTTATTATTTGAAGATGTAATATTTTCTGTTTTATCTTTTATGTTGGCATCCCGAATACTTATTGTGCACGATTCGTTTTTCAGGCCATTCGCTACCGCAACCTTGCCAATAGAATGAATGGTTCCGCCTGTGTCTGCTGTGGATGTGGAATTTCTTATATTGGGATAAATATTAAACCATGTGTCTGTATTTGATGTTCCAACCAGCGTGTACATTCCATCCTTGTAAGAAAATGTGAGTCCATTTTTCTCGACTGTTTTCGGCTGTTCGGGACCTGGGAAAATATTCTTTCCTCTCACCATCACATTCAAGTTCCCATCTTCTCCAGCACTCACAATCTCCTGCGGGTAATCCGGTGATGGGGACGGCTTACCGCCTGTGTAGGGCTCCCACGGGAGGGCGGTACTTCCTGTATTAAACATTGCCTTGATAACATTATCGCATATTGCACCGTTCTTCGCTGTTCTGAGTAGGATGCGATATTTGCTCCCAGATGTATGTTCAAAAGAACCAACATTTTTATTTGATTCAATATGTGTTAAAATAGCTCCATCGTTTTTTACAACAAACATTACAATGTCTTTTGGCAAATTGGCAGATACCGTTATTTCCCCATCTGAAAAATCTGCATCTTCATATACATTTTTATCGCCACAGATATAAAAATCCGTAGCTTTTCCTTCGTCTGTAGCTGTACCGTTCACAGATATACACTGGTTCTTTATTTGCCATGTCAAACCACATATCGTTACAGGTTCTCTGTCAACCAATTTTAGTATCTGCGCCCCTGTCGTTGTTATCTGCTCGCTCCTGCCGTAGATGTGTAAATCCTTGAACGGTTTTCCCGTGGCATTGTCCAGAACGGCGGGATTTCCAGTGACTGTTATATCTTCCATTTTCTCTGCTGCCCCCATTTGATACTCTCTTCCGGGATCCGTGCCAATAAATCCCATGTTTCCCGAAATGATATCTTGCCCTACCACTTCAAGCACTGTGCTTCAACCCCCTTCTCGGATGTCTCGTCCGGGATAATTGTGATAACTTTGCTTGGTTCAAGTTTTGATTCAATCACCTGTGCAGTGTTTCCCGGTATTAACACGCATAAATCTTTGTCTTCTGTATCCTTCATAGCCACGTAGATATCTCCCTCTGTCAGATTTTTTACGAGGAACCTTGTTCCTTCTACTGGAAACTCCATTTTTATCTTTGTTCCTGCCGTTGTCGGTTTTCTTGTAAAAATCATGTTTTCTCCTTTCTGAACTATATTGGTAAAACGTCTCTTTCTTGTAAGTTTCTTTTTATTAACTTTCTATTGTCTTATGCCTCCACATGCAATAATGTGGTTTTTCTCTTCCCCAAATTCCGAATTTTAAATAATCGTCCGTGAATATCCCCGCCAGTGATACCGGAATCCATAACAGCGTATACTGCGGGCATATCTGTCCCAGGACGTTCCCCGGCATCTCGCTGTAGTCCCACACGTTCCATCCCAACGCCAGGTTGACGATGCAGCCGGTCACAAATTCCAATGATGTGATAATCCCAGTCCCAATTAATGCCTGCTGCCAGAGTGGCATGCACCATGGTATTAACTCATTGATCAAACCGATCAACACAAAGCACAGGCCTCCCAGAAAGAACATCGTCCAGTGCGTTCTCCCTCTCCAAATCATTTCCAATGCTATGTATATTGCTCCGCCTATCCACGACAATATCAGCTCTTCTACATACCATCTCATTTCGTTCTCTCCCTTATTTTGCGCTTGCCGCAATCTTGGTCAGATAATCTTTCAGCACTTCGGACTGATGCTCTGCAGGCACATCTGCGCCATAATAAATCTCCTGTAAGACATCTTTATCCGCTGCAGCCTGGATCCACATGTTGATACTGTTACAATATGTTCGATGATACCCTATCCAAAACATGGTCTGCTGCACGATAAGACCAATCTCTTCCGGTGTGTAATACCGGCATGGTTTTCCGTCTTCATGATATGCAATCTGCTGCTCCCCGGCCGTAACCGCGGCTTGGCTCCCGATCAGGTTGATCTGGTCATTGGCCGTCAAAGAAAAATGCTCCACGCCGCCCGGAAGCTGCACATCAATACCTTTCGCAATAGTCTGCTCACAGGCAGCACTCACTTCCTGCTTTTTGGCCGTTTTAAGCTCATCGAGAGTAGGCTCGTAGACCGGCTCTGGTTCTGGTTCTGCAGGTGGCACGTACACACTGCCATCATTGGATAGGATGTAGCCATTTTCGATCGTTTGGTAAATAGTATCGTATCCCGTTCCGTCAAAAAGCAGCTCTCCGCTTTTTCTTAATAGTTTAAATCCAATTAAGTCTGTAGCATCCGGCATATCCTCATCAAATGTAATTCCCACTCTGTTTGCACCGTCTTGATAGCATGTTGCTGTCATTATTTTCTGGTTTTTTAATAAAATGTTCATATATTTCTCCTTACTGTAAATTAGCGGATCGCACGTATAACACATCAAGGGTCGGAGTGCACGAAGCAGCCGTGGAGGATGTATTTCTCACTTTGACTGTCAATTTCCCGCTGCCCGGATTATATCTTGCCGCCTGAAATACTATTGCTCCATCAGTGCCTCCGAACCCAGTCACCCCAACGCATGTATATCCATCAACCGCATCCGGGGCTTTTGTTAATGTTGCGGATTGGTTTCCATTAACCTGTGTTGTCGGGAATGACGTCCCTGTTATTTTTGTTATCCGTTTTTTATTATCAACTGCTTCAATACCGCCTTTTATGTCTTTGGCATCCGCCAGGTATCCTCTCTCGGATATTGCGGCGCTCCATTCTTCTTCGGACAGGATTTTGCTTGCATTGATCTTGAGTGCCAGGCCTGCAAACAAATCTGCCAGTCCCTTCGTCACTCTTCCCATAAATGTTTTTAACGTGATTCCAGGCTTTGGCTCTGTGTACGATTGTGGTATCGCGTATTCAACCATTCCTGTCTCTCCGTCTCTTGCATCCGACAACGCTTTCTGTGCTTTCCCAAGCCACGTTTTTAATTTGTCTCCGCTATTTGGCAGTGCGTACTGTGATTCCGCAGTATATTCTGTCACTGCATCCATCAGGCCGCTCAGGCTCCCAGGATCCCCTTTTTCGCCTTTTACTCCCTGCGGGCCCGGATCTCCTTTGTCGCCTTTTTCTCCCTGCTGGCCCGGATCTCCTTTGTCGCCTTTTTCTCCCTGCTGGCCCGGATCTCCTCTCAGCCCCGTCTTTTTCAGCTCTTCGACCTCGTTCAGCGCATTTTCTACTTTTTTCTGCAACTTCTCATAGTCTGACAATTTCCCTGATGTGTCCGGTTCTTGCAGATTCTGTTCTACGTAAAAAGCGCCCGTGAACGAATTCCAGCGCACTTCTCCCTGTTCGTCAAATGCTTTGATCTGTGCCAGCAATGTCCCGCTCGTTCCCACGTCCGATGGCAGGATGCCCCATGTCAGATATACCTCGTTTTCTGATACAGCCTTTTCCAGATACGCTTCGTTCGGATTATCGTTTTCATCTCGCAGGATCAGTTTGAATGTAAGCGCTGACAGGTCTGGTGTCCCTTCTTCTCTTTCGATGACAAATACGCGTGATTCTGAATTGCTGTCATTCACCGTCCCTATGTATGCCTCATCTTTCGGGATGTACATCGTCCTTCTTTTGATCTTGACCATGTTTCTCCTTTCTGAAAAAGGCGGTACTTTCGCACCGCCTCCCTCTTTTATACCTCGTTATTAATATGTGCCAGCTGATATCTTCTGGCTGCTCTCTGCTGCTCTTCTGCATCTTTGATCGCCTGGACGAATTTTCGTTCCAGCATCACCGGTTCATCAATGTCTCTTTTGATTACCCGGTTTTCTCCGTTTACTGCTACATAGATGTCGTCCTTGTAAAACGCCCCGTCATAAAACGGTTTGTAAGGGATCTTCTCGTCCCAGTAGCCCGGATCATTCGGTGTCAGCTTCTTTGCTTCTTCGACTTTTTCTTCTTCGACTTTTGCTTCTGTCTTTGTCGGCATCTTCACCCCTCCTTAATTCTCTGCTGCTTTTGAGTACTGGGATGCAGAGCTTTCGATTCTCACCATGTACTGCTGCACCAGTATCACAGCTGTCTTTAATGCTTTCCAGCCTACGGTCGATCTCTGGTTTAACGGATCTGCTGCTCCGGAGCTTCCCAGCGGTTTCACAATGTGCTGCAGGCCGCCTCCTTCGATCTCTGTTGTGCCATATGCATTCTTTCCGATCACCAGCGTGGAGAATACAGAAACTCCGTCTCCGGCCAGGTTCCAGATCTTTGCTTCCGTGGATTCCACGAATCTCACATTTGAGAACTTGCCGATTTCTCCTTCGTACATCTTTTCTGCGTTTGTGTACTTAAACATTTCTTTGTACTCTTCATCTCTCACTAGGTCAAACCCCACAAACGGATGAAGCACCGCAACAAAGCTGTCTCCTACCGGTTTTGCATTCTGCCCTTTCAGCGTTGCTACTGCTTTCATGACTTCCATGACATTCAGTGTGTTTGCCGCTGTGATCGCACTTCTTGCTGCTGCGCCGCCTGCATACTGCACATTTGTTCCGGCGTTTATAACCTCTCTCGTTACGGTATCCAGTGTCCTTCCTGCCTGCTCTGCGATCTCCTCTGTTGCCTCCACAACAATCGGGTCAATGGATGTCATCTGGATCACGTCAGACAGTAAAATGTAATCTCCATACTGGGATACTTCTGCTGTGATGTCTGTTACGGACATCTTCTTTCCTTTCGGGGTCACACCCTCTGTCAGAGGCGTTAATGCTTTCGGGAGCGGATCAAATTTTCTAAATTCAATCTTCTTTCCTCCGTTTTTCGGGATGTTTCTCTTCTGGGCAAACTGATCGTGTACCAGCGTAGGTCCTGTCAGCTTGATGAGCAGCTTGTCGTAGTATGTTTTCATCTCCGGCGTCAACGTGTCTGTTGTCGTCGCATTGATGTCTGTCGTTGTGTTTTCTCCTGTTGCAAAAAATGTCAGGAGTTTTTCCGGTGTTCCGTCAATCAAAAATAATTTGTTTTTCATGTTTCTCCCTTCTGCGGTCAGAATGAGATCTTTTCTCCCTTTTTGGCCTTGTTTGCCATTTCCAGGATCTCTTCCCCGGTCATTTCTCCGACCGTTTTTCTTTTTGGTTCTGTGGCCGTTGTGCCCAGACCATTTTCTGACGGTCTCATTCCTCTTGCTTTTATGTCGTTTACTGTTTTTTCTACTGCTTTTTTTGCGGTATAATTCATGGCTCCGCTCATGATCTCATCCTGGTGGATGACGTTAAATGCAGTCTCTACATTGACCCCTGCTGCCAGCAAACGCTCAAATTCTGGGTTTGCAAGCTCTGCTCTCAAAGAAAACTCCGGCGCTTTTTGTTTAAATTCTGTCTCCTGCCGGAGCCAGCCTTCAATCTTCTCGCGCTGCATCTGTTCCTTGATGGTTTCCTGTTCTCTTTCTTTGTAGGCCTTGTTTTCCCGCTCCATCTGTTTCATGTATTTGAGCTGTTCCACCGTCATTCCGCGATCCACGGCCTCCTGCTCGTAGTAGGAGTCATCGTCCATGATGGCTTTCTGCAGCTCTCCTACATCCGACACGCCGTATTTTTCTTTCAGCATGTCCAGCATGGGATTTAAGGATTCCAGCTGCTGTTTGTTTTGCATGTAGTCTTTGTGTCTTGCATTGATCCCCTGTTGGAATCTTGCATCATACTGGGCTTTATATTTGCCCTTGATTAATGCTTCAAAGTCCGCATCGAGATCTTCTTTTTCCTCAGTGGCGACCTGAGTTGTATCACTGCCCGTCTGGTCAGCGGCGACCTGACCGTTATCACTGCCTGTAGCTTCTCCATCAAAAAATGTTAATAATTTGCTTTTCATTCTTTTCGCGCCTTTCCGCATGTCATACATCGTCTTTCCGAAGTGCCATACATCGTCTTTCCGAAGTGCCTTTTTCCATTTCGGAGGGAGGTGATGCCTCCCTCCTGGTGAGGGGATGATTTAAAATGGATTGTATGACATGAGTTTCATGTCAACTTCATTATTTCACACGTTTTTATTTATTTCTCCCTTTTACCTGTGCAATTTTACATTTTGGGGATATTTTTTTTCCAGGAGCCGATACCCTTTCTTTATCGTATCCCAGATCAGTATGTTCACCGGATTCACCGGCGCCACAATTTCCATGTATGCTTCTTTTTCATCGTACCTGGCACTTGCCCCCTCCAGGCTTTCTAAGAGCGTTCTCATGAGTATGGATTCTGCTGCGCAGACAATGTCATTCCCCGGATTGTACCCGGCATGTCCGGTCATTGTGATTCGCATATTCGTTCCTTCGCAGTTCGTTTTTATATGTGTCATGTTTCCTCCTACGATACGCTGGCTCTTGATGCCGTTTTTTCTTTGGCATTTGCGACTATCCCTTTTGTGTCCACCGGATCTCCCAGTGAGTTTGTTTTTGTACTTCCGGCTGTCATCTGGCCTGTGCTTGGTTCTCCCCGTCCCATTGATGCTGCCGCGTTTTGTGCTATGGTTGATCCATTCTGGGCGTCCACGATTGTCGCAAGCTGCATTACTGTCTGCTGTAACTGCTGAATCTGCTGATACATGGTGCCGTTTTGCGATACCCTCTGTATTACCAGGTCTTTGCCGTCAAAATCCATCATCTGCAGCATGGCCAGTGCCTGGTCTGACAGCTCCGGATTAAATACACCCGCTGAATATAACTCTTTGGCCAGTTCGTTCTGCGCTACCTTGCTGTATGGTGACGCTTTTTGCGCTGATACCTTTATGTCGTATGTCGGTTTTCTTTCTCCAAATTCCACGCCTGCTATCCCTTTTTGGGCTTGTGATCTCATCATCTGGTTGGAGAATTGCGGCCATGTTGTCTCTCCATTGTCCCCGATCACCCGAAAAGTCCGCGGCTCATTGTAAAACTGTCTGATCCTCTCTATCACCAGGCGTACCAGGCAGGAGTAGGCGTTGTATGTCATGCGGATCATATCTCTTGACAGCTTCCCGGATGCTTCCTGCAGGGCGGCAATGGCCGATGCCGCTGTAACAGATGAGGTTGTCCCCTGGGCGTAGCTTGTGTTTCCTGATGTTTCTTTGATTTCGTCTATTTTTCCTGCCAGTCGGTTGTAAACCGCTGAATCCAGCCCTGCCAACTGCTGCTGCCGTAATCTATCGTCCGACACCATACCCTGGACATGTACGATCGGTCCATCTCCCAAAAACTCCTCTTCATTCAGTCCCAGCCCATCCGTCACAAACCACCTGGGCTGTGATGTCCTTTTTGCATGCCGCAGGATGATGCCGTCCATCTTGTCGATAAACATCTGCGGATCTTTCATCACGTCCAGATACCCAAATCCTGCCGGGCTTTCCTTTTCCGGGAACATTACGTCCAGTTTGATCGGATACTCATCATTTTCATAAAATCCGTTCGCGCAATTCTCGTCATTTTCTGAGGCGTACAAAAGATGTCCCTCGATAAACTTGATATAGTGGATCACTGTCCTGCTGCCTATTTGCTTTTTGTAATAACAATCATATACAGAGGTCTGGTTTGTCCTGTCTACATAGTCCTCGGATTCATAGTGTGTCTGCGGTGTTTCATCTGTTCCTGGCCCCTCTAAAAACGGATACTGCATCAACAGATCGTCGTTATCTTTTAGCGCTGTCACAAATATGTATTTTGACTGTTCCAGATCCCTTATTCCTGGCTCCCAGTACAGGTTCATCATGTCAATTTCTTTTACATCTACATCTCCCAGACCGTTATCTATCCCCGGATTCCAAAAAACCCCAAAGGCCGAGGTTCCTGTCTTTAGTTTGCTCCACCAACCGTCCGAATAGGCCTTTTCGTAATTGCACTTTTCCAGGATTGTCGGTACGATCTTTGACAGCATGCTTGCTGTTTCCTGGTCTGATTCCTCCTGCGGCAGCACGTTTGGAGCTGGGAAGTTGTCCATAGCATCTGCATGCTTGTTAATAAGCATGTTAAACAGATAGGCGCTTGCTGGTTCGTCCTCTTCTTTTCGCAGTTCCTTCCAGTGCTGCGCCTTATACCATGATTCTGCTGATTTGATCCTCTGGTTTAGCACCTGTTTGCCCTCGCTGTAATCCTGGAATACCTTGTAGAGCTTTTTGATATCCTCATCCGTAATAGCCCCGGTGCTTCTCAGTTGTGTGTCTACCGTCTTTTTTGTTACATCTGCCATCCTTTCGCTCCTTTTCCCGGCCGCAGATCTAGGGGATCGTCGCCGTAATTATCTTTTTTCATCTCGTTTTTTCTCTGCTTGATCGGATCTGCCATGAGCACATATCTGCACTCGTCGTAAATGTGATCCTCTTGTGTTGTGTCGATATCCTCCACCTTTTTCTCGTCATATACCAGTGACGGTATTGTGCGGATAAAGTCCTTGCATGTATTAAAAACATAAAACATGGATTTTCCCTTTTTATCAAATGCCAGCCTGTAGTGATATTGCATCTTTCCGGCAATTCTTGTGTTGTCCCCCGGTTCCCAGTAAACCCTCTCCTGCATCATCTGGTCTGCTACAGATTCCCCTCTTGATCTGTCAAATATGGACGGGTCTGCTATCGCCCGGATCTGCCTGCCTTTCAGATTCTCATCGGTTTCCTCTACTTCCCGGATCCCTTTTGCAATCTCGTGCGGGTCTATCATGATTCCTGTGTTTGGCTGGTTTGGTTTGCATCCGTACCACTCCCGGATCCTGTACATGCATCCATCCTGATCTGCCGCATACCAGCCGACCGAGAAAGGTTTTGCGTATCCGAAATCAAACCCCCGGTAAAACCTCCAGTACGGCGGCACCTGGAAGGGTTCTATGACGTGGGTGTACCTGTGATCTTCGTAATGATCTGGATCATTTACCCATTCTGTAAACACCTGACCCTCAAAGCTGTCCCAATTCCCATAGAGCAGCGCCTCTCTTTCTGCTTCCGGCTTCATGGCCAGGTCTGCCAGATATGCCGGGTTATTGTCCAGGAGCTTCTGGTTGTCGAATATCGTGGCCGGTACATAGATGCGGCTCCTCTCTACCTCTTTTGTTGATCCGTCCGGCATCCTGACTGCTGCAGTCTCCCACAGCGTTGTCATAGGTTTTGCCGGGGAGACAAATCTTTCTTTTACCCAGCCGTGTCCCACGCCCCCAGGGTTTGCCGTTGACCTGGAATATACTTCCGTTCCCGGGCCGGAGGCTCTGTTTCTCGTCAATATGTATTCGTATTGGCTTTGTGTAAAATGGGTTAATTCGTCAAATCCAATAAAATCGTACTGCTGCCCTTGATAATCATATTTGTTCTGCTCGTATTGGCAAGATCCAAACTTTACCTTGGCACCTGACGGGAATTTCCATGTGTGCTCCTGGGTGTTGTACTTTGCTTCCGGCCACACCGGTTTGTAATATTGCTGTGACTTTTCTATCAGCTCTGACAGCTGCGGGTATGTACGCCGCAGGATCAGTCCTTTGTAATTTGGGATGTTTACCTGGCGCAGCGCCTCAATCACAAGGGCGTCCGACTTCCCGCCGCCTGCCGCCCCGCCGTATAAGGCTTCATCCTCCCAGCGCTCCATGAACAGGCTCTGCTTGTATTGCGGTGTCCATATGACCATCTGGCCGCTCCTTTCTCTTTGTGATCTCTATTCGGTTTTCTGTGCCTCTTGTTTCTTTTGGCCGGTTTACCGTCAGCCACTCTAGCGCTTTTTGACTGTCCTTTAGCTGCACCTGCACACCAAATTTGGTGTTTTTGATGGATTTAATCAGCGTGCCGTCTATCTCGTCTGCATCGCGCAGCATTACCGCTCCGTCTTCCAGGTTGACAAAATCTTTTATATCCGCCGTGGCGATGTCTATCTGCTTTTGTGCTATGTCCTGTATAGTAAATTCTATGTTTTCGTGCAAATCCGTTAATAGTTCGTCAATTCTTGCTTTTACATCAATATTTTTCGATAAATTAGAGGCGTTTCCGCACGCCGTTTCATATGAGCAGCTGAAAGCCTTTTGGTATGCCTTTACCTTGTTGCGGTATTTTACGTAGTACAGGCAAAAAAGCTCTCTTTTTTCTGTAATATCCAGATCGCGGGCCTTTTCCCTCTTTTCTTCTTTAATGGGTTTTTGCTTTTTCTTTTCCGAACGTTCGCTTTTTCTGGCCGAACGTTCGCCATCCCAGCCATCCTCACATTTCCACCGGCGGATCGTCCCGGCTGGCACTCCAAGTGTCTGTGCGATCTCGACAAGCTTTTTTCCTTTTTTGTACATAATCAGCGCTTCATTTTTCTTTTTTCTTGTCTCTTCCTTTGTCACACCGGCGGTCACCTCCTTCTCAATCATTTTATCTGATGTTCGTTTTTTATTCTCCCTTTTACTGCACAAAAAAGCAGGGGATTCTTCCCCTGCCTCGATTCTCATATCTTTTCTATCTGGTATTCAGTTCCATACATTTTTTATTGCAGTCTTCAATGCTTCCGGTGAATACGATTCTTCCGTTTCCTTTTACCTCTTCAATTACACAAAATCCGAAATAATCATTATAGCTTATATAGTATTTCTCCATGTTTTTCCTTTCCGGTCTGCCATCATCAGCGCCGGGAGACCATCCCGCAGCGGACGCCCTTGCGGGCGTTTCGGCTTAGAGGCTTTTCACCGTTTCCCACTCGGTTATTGCCGCCGTTGTGTCCAGATATTCGATTCTCAACCTTACTATCTCTCCTTCTCTTTCATTAATCGTGTATCTATAGTTTCTTGTGTCCACTGTTCTTTCTTTTATTACTCTTTCGTAAAATTTGTTTGTCATGTTCTTTTCCTCCTGTTTTTGTTTTTCCTGTTCTTGATGATTCTATTATATTATATTTGTGTAAATATATCAATCGGCAAAATGCACATATTTGCGTAAATATATTTGTGCAGTATGTATATTTACACAAATATATTATTGTGATATTATGTATTTAAAGGAGGTGCTTGAATGTCAGGTACAACTAAGGCATCCCAGAGGGCCGTGAACAAATACATAGCCAATAACTATGATCGCCTTAACATCACGGTCCCGAAGGGGAAAAAGTATAAGTATAAATTAGCCGCAGAGGCCGAGGGAAAGAGTTTGAATGCATTCATTGTGGAGTGCATAGAAAAAAGAATGGAGGAACGGGAATGAAAAAAAGATATGTCGTAAAAGGCTATTCTTACAATCTTAAAAAAAATATAAATCGCACTTATTATGAAGACGAAATCTCTCAATTTGACGGAAAGTATGCGGAGCTTAATGGATCCTGTATGTGCGTTGCGAACCGGTTCCGTGATATTCCCAGATTCAGGCAGGGCGAATTCTCGATTGAAGAGGTAAAGGAGGGTTAACATGTATATCCAGGGTGTTGGAAACATTAAAAAACAGGATGCGATGAGCATCCTGACAAAAGAAGGACGCCAGGCAGTTGAGGGCGGAGAAATCACACTGGAAGAGCTCGGACAGATGTATAAGTTGGAGCTTGTCAAGAGGTCTAGCAAAATTGGCCGTTTCCCCGACACTTTCCTGGAAAGCTATAAGTGGATCCCGGAGGATCTCAGAATCCAGCTTGCGCCGAATCAGTTAGCTGCGCTTGTGGATAGCTTTCACGAATGCTACGGTGCAGGAAAGAACGCATAGTGAAAAAGAGCAGGGAATCCTGCTCTTTTTCTTGTTCTTAATAGTTATTGCTACCATTTCAATCCGCGCCGGTAAGAATTGCTAACCGAACCACAGCGCAAAGCATCTTTTGCACTGGACTTATTAAAAGCATTTCTGCTCTTAATCTTTACTGTCACTATTTCAATCCGTGATCCCCGGGTTGCTGGGGATACCGCAATACATAGCATCCAATGTATTGGACAATTTCTTTATATCACATTTTGTTCTTAATGTCAATTCTTTCTCCTGATTTTTACTTCCAGCACCTTCCCGTTTTCCATCACTGGTTTCACTTCCAGCTCGTTTTCGTCCGCTCCTTTGATTTCTTCCAGGCTTAATGAGATTTCCTGTCCTTTCCCGATCAGCCGCTTGGTCAGCGCCGTCACGTATCGCATTGTCTCCTGGTTTACTGCTGCCGTTCTGGTAATCTCTTCCCTTGCTCCGATCTCCAGCTTCATACATTCTTTTGCTAGCATTTCCGCCGTATCAAACCTACGTTTGTAATATTTCACATTCTCTTTTTCTTTTTTCAGTCTTTTTGCAAGTGTTCTCATTCTTCCTCCATCAGCCTTTTTGCATGTTTGCAGTTTTTGTAGTTAAATGATTCACAAAATCTCCTGCTGTGTGTGATCCGTTCCGTCTCATTTTTAAATCCTATAGCGTTGTCTGTATCTTTGTACAGGCCCTGGCATCGTATTTCATTCTCTCTGTTTCTCTTTTTCTTGTAAAATGGGCATATTACAATCTCTTTGCTGTTCATCCTCATTCTCCCTTTCCGGCAATTTGTCAAGATATTCCTCGTCATTTCCCATGGCGACTGCTGCCGCTATCAGCCCCACAATCAAAGCCGCTACCGTCACCGCGATTGCCATTACCGTTACCCCAGTCGCTGCTATCGCTATCTTTGCGACTATTTCATCCAAGTTTATTGCCATTTTCCTTCTCCCTTTCCTCGATCTTTCCACCTCTCAAAGAATCGCTCTTTCTTCTCCTTCATTTTTACCAGATCCGGTTTCAAGCCCAGCTCCTGTGCACACTGTATAACATCCGTATACTCTTCTATGAGTGCTATCTCTGCATCTTCTCTCGTTACCGGTGTCGGATTCTCTTTTCTGACTATCCTTGCCAGCTTCAGCGCAGCTTTTCCGAGTTCTGCACATTCCTCTGCCAGCTGCTCCAACATGGCAGGATAGCCTATGTAATCTACGATCTTTTTCGCCATCATATCCCTCCTGTCATTTTTAGATAATCGTCTATTGTTATCTGGTTCGGATCATCTCTAACCCACCAGCGCATGACGTGTTCGCCATTTATCCAGTTCTTTCTGTCCTGTTTCAGGCCGTCTGCTTTTCTTTTCTCCAACATCCGGTCAAAGGCCCTTATGTAAGCCGCTTTATACTTTGGATACCTTGCAAAATCGGATTTCATTTGTTTTCCACCAGCCAACGGGCAACCAATGCAGCCAACCCTATTCCTGCCGCATTGATAAAGTGGATTTGATTCGCAACCATAATGGTGCAAAAATTCCCACACATCTTCGTTTGTCCAATCCACAATCGGATTTATCGTTGTGTTTGTTGTCCGGTAGCAATACTCCACAAATCTTCTCTCTTTTGCGTTGTCTGTACTTAATACCACCCCACCCATAGGCGTTGACCGAAAATTTACCTCGTCATCATTTAGCTTCTTTTGCATCGTCTTTTCTTTGCCGATAACTTTTACGATTCCTGCATTCTCTTTTCTTTTTCTGCTTTCATCCCACCGGACGCCCGTGATCTTGAGCCGTCCTTCTCCACCGCGTTCTTTGAGCGTTTCGCAACAGTATCTTGCCGTTCTGGTTGGCGGCATTCTTTTTCTTACGATCAGTTTCCACATTGATTCTTTCGGATATCTGATGTTTTCTTTTCCAATCATCTCTCGGACATATCTCACAGTCTCCGGCGCGTCCACAGTCGTCAGGTTGTGCTTGCATTCGTGTTTTACGCCTGCCAGCTGTGCAAGGATCCTGATGGCATCACTATCTTTTCCTCCGGAGTAACATAAATAATACGGTTCTTCCTCCGGCTCAAATGACCGGAGGTATTGTATTGCCCGTTTTTCTTTTTCGATATCCATCTTTTCACTCCCCGAATAGCTCTTCGTTGATTATTTTTGACATCCCCTTTATTTGCATAGCCAGTTCCCAGTTTAATGATACATTTTGTAACAAGTTTCCAGGCGCTTCTCTATGCTTATCTTCTCCATTTCCATTTCCTGTGATTGTCATGTGGATAGACCTCAATGTATCTCTTGTTTCCACCAAGCAGTCCATTATTTCCTGCTCGTATCCTGCAATACTCTTCATTGGCTCCGCTTCCACTTTGCAACATTCGTTATTGTTCATTTCTTTCCTCCTTACTTTTCATAAAATCTTCAATGTTCATCTGCGCATCCTTTTCGAATATCAGCATTTCTCTCTTTGCCCGGTCGTAAAACGTGCGATCAATTTCAAATCCATAGGCATTCCTTCCCAGCTCCGCCGCCGCCCGAAGCGTTGATCCAGATCCACAGCACGGATCAATCACAACGTCTCCTGGATCTGTAAATATCTCTATCAGTCTTTTTAGGAGTGCTACCGGCTTTTGTGCCGGGTGAATTTTAGGAATGTCCTTCCCGTCTTTTTCCCAAGGAAACCAGTTGAATACCATCCTCCCGGTTCCCCTGATTGTCTTTCCGTCCTCATCCCGCTGTGCTCCGTTTCGGAATTTTGGAAGCCTATCACGATAGAATACCAGAGCGTATTCCGTTGCCCCTACAACCCGCATATTTGCCTTTAGCACTTGTGGACTGTAATTTTTCACAAATACTAACGGTATGTAGTGTATAAATCCATGCTTAGCAGTTGCCGTTATCAGTGTCTGGAATTGCTCAAATGCACAAAACACTATCATGCACGGGCTTTCGCTGCTCCGTCCCCTAACAGACTTTTTCTTGTCCTCTTTTTTCAGCATCCTGCTGCAAAAATGAAAATATTCGTAAAGATTGAAATTGAAATCTGAATTGAACGCCGCTTTCCCAGCAAGCTTGCTTTCTCCGTTGGAATTATCGCCCCCCTTATACCACATCGGATTGCTGCCATAGAAGTTGCTGCCTATGTTATACGGTACGTCCGCAATCACAAGCTGTGCTCTCGGTATCCCGTATTTTTTGTAATTTTGCATCGAATCTCTGTAAATTTCACATTTCGTCTTCATCTTCAAACTCCATTCCCAACTCTTTCATGACGTTCAGTCCGATCTCATCCACAAACGCCTTATTCATCAGCCTAAAATAATCCGGGTCATCCTTTACATATCCCATGCTTGGTTTTACGAATTCGATAAAATTTTTGATTCCTGCTGCCTTGCAGTTAAATTGCCGATAAAGATAATCTGCTGTTATCAATGCAAAGCTCGCAAATGCTCTCATGATGTTTTGTTCATCATCTTCTTTTCTTCGCTCCCTGTATTCCGGACTGTCTATGATCTGTTTTGTAAGCTTTGCCAGCTGTGCTTTTCTCATCATCTGTTTGTTATTCATGTCATCCAAGTTCCCCCGTTTATCATCTTCTTACTCCTCGGTTTCAAACATGACGCTCATTCCCTTGGCTAGTGCAAACCCATATTCCCGGTTTGCTCCGCAGGACTGCTGCCAGCCTTTAAGCATGCATATACTGTCGCATTCCCGTAAAAGTTTTAGATCCATGTCGAGAATCTCTTCTCTGGACATTCCTGTCACGTCAATGTTTGCAGGATTTACAACCTTGTATCCTGCCTCCGTAAAGTCTTCCTCTGCTTTCTTAAAGTTTTCCTCGTAATTTTCCACGCCCTCCATAGGGCCGCTTATGTAGATTATCTCTTTCCGTTTTGTGTAAGCTGTCATTTCCTCTCCCTCTCTTTTTGATTCGATTCCTCTCTTCGTTTTATCGGGTCGTACCCCAGCCTTCCATCCCATATGCAGTCCTTATACCGGCAGGAGAAGCAATCTGGATGTGTGCAGTATTCCGGTTTTGTGTCTCTTCCCTTCTTAGGCATTTCGTTTCATCCTCTTCGCTTCTGCGATCGTCAGGCATTCTTCGTATTCTCCCAAACGGTTCACGATATCCCCAAACACTGCCTGTGCCATCTTGTCGCTCATCACCCGGAATTCTCCCGCCCTTTGCAATGGTACTCGAAAGGTGACGCCATCCGGGTTTTTCTGTGTCATTCTCTCCATCTCTATCTCCTTTCCTGGCTTGTATAAGCATAGGCCGGCCTACGGAAGTTCTCCTCTGCCGTCCTGCTTTTGTGCTTTATGTAATCCTCGTACTGCCCTTCCTTTTTGTCATGGATCTCCATTTCCATCTGATCTCTTTCTTTCTGCGTTCTCATGATTCCTCCTTGTATGGTTCCGGCAACTCCATCCATGCTACCGGATTTGCATCTATCCACATTGGATATTCTTCCAGTATCCACCCGTCCTCCGGGAGATAGGATGCGATCTGCAAATCATCAACCAATTCCACCCTGTCGTTCGGCCGCCCGCTCACCTGTACTAAAACGCACCTGTCTGTGTCTGGCAATCCGTCTTTAACTGATATCCATTTACGCAAACGGCAATTCCTCCTCTATTCCATCAGGGATGTTCATGAATCCGTCCCCAACTCCCGGGGCCGGCTTTTGCTCGTTGTTTGACTGTCCTGCTGCTTTGCTCTCTGCAAATTCCATTTCCTCTACCATGATTTGCACGGCATATACCTTATGGCCGTCCCGATCTGTGTAGTTGTTGTTCTCAACTCTTCCGGTTATGAGCATCTTTATCCCCTTTTTCAGATATTTTTCCACAAACTCTGCCTGTCTGCCGAAGCACACGCAGTTGAAAAAGTCCGCATCCGGGCTGCCGTCTTTCTTAAACCGCCTGCCTACTGCCAGCGAAAACCGGCCAACTGCTGCCGCCTCCGGATCCTGCGGGTATCTGATCTCCGGATCTCTGGTCAGCCGCCCCATTAAAATCACTTTGTTCATTCGATCTCACTCACTTTCGCTATCTTTTCTTCTCTCTTGATCCTGATGTTCCCCTTTGCCCAGCCGATTGTCACCTTCGTTCGATCATCCATCGCCAAGGCAGCCTTGTCCATCTCTTCGTCGTAGATGTGCGTGCAGATGTTTTTCAGTGTTTCTCGGAACTGTTCCTTCTGTTCCTCAAACATCTGGTCTACCTTCTTGCCGCACTTTTCCAGCACTCTTTCTCTCTTTTTCGCTTTCAAGGCATCGTCGCATGTGCATTTTTCTGTCGCCGCCTTGTCCAGCATGGCCTCCGTCCACGGTCCGTCTACTTCCATCTGGTAGGTCTGTCCGCAAAACTTGCACGCCCCCACCTCGATTCTGGTGGAATCCAGCTTTTTTTCTACAGGTACTGCTTCTGTCATATCCGTAACCTCACTTTCTTCATGGTATATTGCATATATGGGTACCCGGTCACCGGGTTTATCCCTGTTATGATGCTGTCTTGATCCACGTAGTAGCCTTTGTATGGCCGTATCTTTTCTGGATCAAACCTTTTTATATCTTTCTTTATGGGCCTTGGCTCTTTTAAATTTCTGGAACAGATGTATTTCATCCGCTCCTGCCCGGTGTCTTGCTGCATGATATAAGCTGCTAACTGTGCATATTCCCCGGAATCATCCAGCATGGTCATATGCACCCGGCCCTTCTTCCAATGCTTTCTTGCCAAGTTCGGCGTGTCAGTGATTCCATTCAGAATCACATGGGCGTGCACTGCCCCTCTCTCCCCGATCGCCACCACGGCGATATATTTCAGCGGTTCCCCTGCCTTTTTGTAGTAGTACCGCAGCCTGTCCAGCCATTTCCTGATCTGGATCATGGCCTCTTCCATGGTGCAGCGCTCTTCCCGACGGTATGTAAGTACGAGGTGATAGTCGTTCTGGCAAAAGTTCATATTGATCTTTCGCCGGATCCTTTTTAGCCGCTGCCTCTCATTATTTCGTTTTACTTCCTCTGGCGTTGGCTTCTGTCTCTTTCCTCTCTCCATCCCCGGGGCGCCGTACCTGCCTTTGTGGGTGATCTCCACCTCTATGCTCTGCGGCATCCTGTACTCTGTTTTTTTGTACATGCTTTACCCCTAAGTTTAATATCCTAATCAAGGGAGAAAATCCGGTAAAATCCCCGGAATTCCTTGCTTTTTCCCTTGCTTTGTGATATGATTTATTTGTAATTAATTACAGCACCGGTCGAGTTTCCCCTAAGTACTTGCCCGGTGTTTTTTTATACTCTCAATGCCTTTCTATAGGCCTTGACCTGGCCTTTTAAGCTTGTCACCTTATTCGAGAGCTTCACGATCGCTTTCTTGTATTCTTCTACCTGGGAGGCGTAGGCCGCAGCCATGTTTTTGTTTTCCTCCTTTGCTTCCTGGAGCAGCGCTTTCAGCTCCCCGATTTCTTTTTTCATTCGAATCTCTTCTTTTTCTTCCATCGTTTTCTCCTTTCTATTCCTGCGGCCAGAAGCACCAAGGCTATTCCCATTCCCCGCAGGTAATCCATTGTCCCTATCGTCTCCAGCTCATAGGATTCTGTTACCGCAGCGGCAAGCAGGAAGCCCACCGCCACGCAACCCATTCTAATTGCCATTATCACTCGCATGTGCTCTTTCCCTTTCCATCAGTACCAATGCCGCCATGTCATGGATCTTCTGCATTCTTTTTTTCCTTTCCTCCGGTGTTAAGATCGGCCTGTGAACTCTTGCAACCCATCCATCCCCCTTGATGATGTATGGCGGGTAATACTCGTCTCCCTTCACAGCTTCACCCTCCTTTCTATGTTGTAGGTTTCCGGGCTCAGTCTTGCATGCATCACTGTCACCACTTCCCCGGTGTCCAGATCTATATAGGTTTCCATGTACTCCCAATCCCTTGAATACAACTTAGATCTCGGTGATAAGTTAAATCTTGTGATCGTCAGCTGATGCTTCACGCTTCTCCCCTCCCATCATGGCCGCCATTCCCTCGGCAAGTCCGAGGACATATTCCTGTTTTTTCTCCGGGAGCTTCGGGATGATCTCCCGAAAGCTTGTTAAAATTTTCAGTTCCATTTCGCTCATTCGCTCACTTCCTTTCATAAGTAATTCACGCCGAACTCCCTCATGAAGAGTTCGTGACTGTATTTTTCTTCAAATACCTCCTGGGCATGCTGTTTCAGGATCAGATCCATTTCCCTGTTTCTGTGCACCCCGGCGTTCCCTTCGTGGTGCTCGTAGCAGATCCAAGCTTTCAAGCCATACTCTTCTGACTTCGCCCGGTTTGCCGTACCTCCAAATATATGATGCTGGTGCACGCCCCGTGCAGGTCCCACACCCAGAAGATTGCACAACAGGCATTCCCGATCTCCCGGATCCTGCAGGATGCTTGCAGGATGGGTTTTTTTCTTTTTCTTTATCGGAGTTTTTGGAAACATCATTCCTCCCATGCTCTCTCCCCTCTCAATTCTCTTGATTTTTCCCTGATCTTCCTTGCCCGCTCATCGTATGACTGGAGAACCGACTTTTCGTAATCCCCATTCACCTCTACCAACTCTTCCGCCTCTTTTGAAATGTTCACATAATCTAACAGTTCTTCTGTTTCTTCCAGAAAATCTTCCAGTTCCTGGATTCTCTTTTCACATTCCAGAAGCCTTTCCGCATCTGTCTGCGCGATTGAGGATCTTTTGATTACGCAAGCCGGTGCCACTCCACTCACGTAGTCCGCGAAGTTGAAGCTCAGAGTGCCGTTCGGATTCACACGCCGGACGCTGCGTCCGTTCGTTGCCCATGGTGTACATGTCCACATACATCCCTGCAAACGCGGAACATA